TATCAATTATGGATTGATAGTGATATTGTTTTTGATTCCAATAAGTTTTGGCAACTCTGTGATCTTGCCTTAAATGAAGAGGGAGAAGAAAAAGAAGTCGTTGCTGGTTGGTATTGTACTGAAGATGGTCGCACTACATCAGTTGCACATTGGCTCGAAGAAGAAGAATTCCGTCAAAATGGCGGTGTAATGAATCATGAGACAATCGAAAGCATCAGCAAGCGTCGTAAGCCATTTACAGTTGATTATACTGGATTTGGTTGGGTTCTGATTAAGAATGGTGTATTTGAGAATCTAGAGTATCCTTGGTTTGCTCCTAAGATGCAAGTTTTTGAATCTGGTGCAGTTCAAGATATGTGTGGAGAAGATGTTTCATTCTGTCTTGATGCAAAAGAAGCAGGTTTTGAGATCTGGTGTGATCCTAGGATTCGAGTAGGTCATGAGAAAACTCGCGTGATCTGATGACTTATGATTAACATTTTGTATAAAGGAAGAAAAATTTATACAAATCTCACCGAAGAAGAATCTACAGAAGTTCTTTTTGAACTTGCAGAAAAGTCTTATAACGGTGAAATCGATCAAAATGAAATTGAATTGGAGGAAGTTTAATGGCTAAAATCAAAAGTCTGAGTGGTGCAGATCAAATTGAATCTAAACCCAAAAAATCCCGACAGGGAGATGGGAAACATTCAAAATTTGCTGCAACGAGCAGGAACAATGCCCGAAAGCCTACGAGAGGTCAAGGCAAATAAATATCAGGAGTCCACGGACTCCTTTTTTTATGTCCAAAAAAGAATATATTTTAAATTGGATTCAAGAAGTTTCTAAGATGCGTCCCGAATTAGGTGGATTTGCGGTGTGTCCTTATGCTAAATCTGCTTCTTATGAGATCATAGATATTGATGCGAAAGAAATAAGACCCGTTGATGGGTATGATGTGATAATTTTTATTATTGAAGATGATTTATGTTTGGAAGAAATTCAGAAATGGGTGGAATTTTATAACTTTAAATACCCCTTGTGGAGATTTTTTGAAGATTGTGGTTCTTATGATACTTACATCAATGGAATTCAAACCAATAATGGCAAATATAATCTGATTTTAGCTCAACCAATAGATAAATTACGCAAATTTAGAGAAAAATTAGCCAAAACCAATTATTATTCATATTGGGACGACGAATATCTCAAAGAAATACTAGAAGAAGATTATAAATTAATTGACTTGGGATAGCAACCCCATTAAAAGTTCTGATTTTACACAATCAGGAGGTCAAAATGACTAAAAAAGTCGATAAAAATAAAGATTTTATGCGTGAAATGTGGGGAACAGCATACTTAGCCAGTGAATATGGCTGGGACAAACAAATTCAGACACAAAAAATGCTTCGTGAAATCAATCATGACGATGCAACGCCAAAAAAACATGATTTTGCGATTCAAAATGAACTTCATGCTCATATTCGTAATGATGACGACTATGATGACTGGAATTACGGTACAGAACCTTTATTTGGTTGATAAATAGGATAGAATTAGTATGACATAAATGCCTCTAGAGCGAGTCAGTAAAGCATTTAAAGATATTAGCCTGACATTACAGGTGAATCCATTGAATTATGACATAATTGACATCAAAAATGAAACTGCAATTGCTCGCTCTATTCGTAATTTAGTGTTTACTTTACCTGGAGAAAGATTTTTCAATCAAACTTTAGGATCTAAAATTTCCCAGAGTCTTTTTGAAAATATTGATGATGTATCAGCATCAATACTACAAGATGAAATCACAAATACTATCGAAAATTATGAGCCAAGAGTTGATTTGATTGGCGTAGATGTTGAACCAAATTATGATGCATATGAATTTAATGTGACAGTAAGATATTATATCGTTGGAATTGATGCCCTTCCACAGCAGCTCACATTTGCACTACAGTCAGTACGATAATGGCATTAGTTAATTTCACAAGTTTAGATTTCGATCAGATAAGAACTTCAATTCGTGATTATTTGAGATCCAACTCAAATTTCACTGATTATGATTTTGAAGGATCTAACATGTCTGTTTTAATTGACATGTTGGCATACAACACATATATTGCATCATATAATGCAAATATGGTGAGTAATGAAGTTTTTATTGATAGTGCAACTCTCCGTGAAAATATTGTAGCATTAGCAAGAAATATTGGATATATACCCAAGTCAAGAAGAGCAGCAAAAGCAAATATAAGTTTTTTTGTTGAGGTTCCAAATCCTACAATTAAAGTTGTCACCTTAAAAAGTGGTGTTATTTGCAATACATTAAATTTTGGACGATCTGCATTTGTTTTTTCTGTTTTAGATGATATAACTGTTCCTGTAGTTAATGGAATTGCCAATTTTGATGGTATTGACATTTATGAAGGATCTTATGTCAATACAAATTTTACAGTCAGTTCAATTAATAGTGAGTATAGCAATCAAAGATTTATTCTAGAGAATAGAGGAATAGACACAAGAACATTAAAAGTATCAGTTAGAGATACCCAATCTAGTAGCAACAAAAGAAAATTCATAAACTCCACAAGTATTCTTGATGTGACATCAGCATCAAAAGTATTTTTTGTCCAAGAGATAGAAGATGAAAGGTACGAACTAATATTTGGTGATGGAGTTTTTGGGGAAAAATTAGTAGAAAATAATTATGTTCAGGTTTCATATTTGATTTCAAATGGAACAGAAGGTAATGGATTTTCCTCATTTAACTTTGCAGGCATTTTGGTTAGTGGCAATGGATCACCAGTCAATGGAACAGTATCACTAATTACCACCAACTTGACATCTTCCGGTGGTTCTGTAATTGAATCGGTAAATTCAATTCGAAATTTTGCACCAAGAGCTTATGCATCTCAAAATAGAGCAGTAACTGCTGCAGATTATGAAACTTTAATTCCAAAGATTTACCCGGAAGCAGAGTCTGTTAGTGCATTTGGTGGAGAAGAATTAATTCCACCACAATATGGTAAAGTATTCATCACTATAAAACCATTCTTTGGTACATTTTTATCCAATTCAATAAAAGATAATATCAAATCTGAATTAAAAAAGTATGCAGTTGCTGGTATTGTTCCTGAAATTTTAGACCTCAAATACATTTATTTGGAATTAAGTTCTAATGTTTATTATGATACCAACTCATCATTAAGTAGTGATTCAATAAGAAATAAAATAATCAGTAATATAGAAAAATATGCTGCATCCGAAGAATTGAACAAATATGGAGCAAGATTTAAATATAGCAAATACCAAAAACTAATTGACGATAGTGATGTCTCAATAACATCAAACATTACAAGATTGCAAATGAGAAGAGATATTAAGGTCTCTTTGAATCAATTTGCACAATATGAAATTTGTTTTAGAAATCAATTTCATATCAAAAATACATCAGGATATAATATAAAATCTTCTGGATTTAAAGTAAGTGGAATTTCAAATACTGTATATTTTGGGGATATCCCAAATTCAGATGGAACAACTGGTTCTTTATTTTTATTCTATTTGAATTCTGATGTAGATCCCGTAATTGTAAAAAAATCAATTGGGACTGTAGATTATGTAAATGGAGAAATTATTATAAACACAATAAAAATAATTTCTTCTAGTAAAGATGATGGCGGTACACCAATTATTGAAATATCAGCCATCCCAGAATCAAATGATGTCCTTGGGATACAAGACTTATATTTACAGATAGATATTAATAAATTAGAAGTAAATACTATACCAGATAATATTGAATCTGGCTCGGATACTTCTGGTTCAAATTATATAATTTCTTCCAGTTATTTAAACGGTAATTTAGTAAGAAAATAATAAATGGAAACTAACAAAATCAAAATTAGTTCAATTGTAGAAAGCCAACTTCCTATTTTTGTAAGGGAAGAATATCCTCTTGTCACTGAACTCCTTACTGAATATTACAAATCACTGGAATCGAAAGGTTCATCTTATGATATATTACAAAATATCGATCAATATGTAAAAGTAAATAATTTAGCTAATTTAATAGAAACTACAACTACTACTTCAGAATTACCATTTATTAGTAATAGTATTAATGTAGAAAATACTAATGGATTCCCAAAAACATATGGAATTATACAGATTGACGACGAAATAATACTGTATAAATCTAAGACTGAAACTACATTTAATGATTGTGTAAGAGGATTTAGTGGAATAGAAGAATATTCTGTTGGCAATTCCGAAGATCTTGTTTTTTCTTCTACTGAAATACAAGAACATTTAAATGGCGCTAAAGTATTAAACTTGAGTGCTCTATTTTTAAAAGAATTCTTCAATAAAGTCAAAAAGCAAATAGCATATGGCTTTGACAATCGAGAACTAAATTCCAATATCAATCAAAATTTATTTTTAAAGCAATCTAAAGATTTTTATACTTCAAAAGGAACTGATAGATCTTTTGAAATACTTTTTAGAGTTTTGTATGGAAAAGATGTTGAAGTTATTTTACCTAAAAAATATTTAATTGAGCCTTCAAATGCACAATATAGAGTAACAAAAAACTTTGTTGCTGAGCCTATTCAAGGCAATATAGAAAATTTATTGAACAAAACCATATTTCAAGATCAATATGGAAATATACAAAAGTCATTTGGCACCATAACAGATATACAAAAAATCGTAGATGGAGAGGAAGAATATTATACACTAATACTTGATTATGATTTTGATAAGGACAGTATTGTATCTGGGTCATTATTTGGAGATCTCAAAATACACCCAAAAACATTTAGTTTAAATGATCTACAAATTTCATCAGATAATATTATAGTAGATTCAACAATTGGATTTCCTGAATTTGGAGAATTGGAGATTAAAAATAAAAATTTATCTTTAGTTGTAAAGTACAATGGAAAAACTATAAATCAATTTTTAAACTGCAGTGGAATCAATCAATTTGTTCCATTAAACTCAAGCGTAGCATTAAATACATTTGCATATGGATATGATTCTGCTGCGAATTTAATAAAATTTAGAATTACTGGTGTTGTAGAAGACATA